GGGATGATGCCGCCTGCCGGTGGCCCGCCGCCGGGCGCTCCGGTCCCTGTGCCGGTCCCGCCGCCGCCGATGGGTGGGATGCCGCCGGGCGGTATGCCGCCGGGTATGCCGATGCCGATGCCGCGTCCGCCGATGGGCGGGATGCCGCCGGGCGGGATGCCTCCGGGTATGCTGCCGGGCCGCAAGGCCGGTGGCCGGGTCGGTCACCGCACCTACCGCAGCGCGAAGGACATGGATGCGGGCAGTGGCGGCGGGCTTGGGCGACTGGAGAAGACTGAAATCCAGAAGCGCAAGTGACGAACAGGGGGCGATCAGAGTAATCTGGTCGCCCCTTTATCGATGAGCGACCTATGCTACATAGATCTACGGCGATCCTGAACGAACTATCTACGATGATTGATGACGAAGTAACACGATTGACCGAGAACCTCGTTCTCGGAATGAGCATCCCCGACTTTGCAGAGTATCGAAGGCTGACAGGTCAGATCCAAGGCTTGAAGAAGGCATTGGAATTGATCGATGAGGCCGCATCTAAGGTAGATCATCAGTAGGAGATCCGTATGCCGATCATGGAAATGCAACACGACATTGACCCGAAGACGAAAATTTGGAACGAACTCGGAAACATTCAAGACATCCAGATTTTCCACAATCAGGTTCTCGTCGCGGTCTACATCCGACCCGACATGACGAAGGGCGGCATCGCTCTTCCGCAGCAGTACATCAAGGAAGACCGCAACCAGAGCAAGATCGGCCTCATCCTGAAGATGGGTCCGGACGCTTTTGTCGATCCTTCGCAGAAGTGGTTCAACGGCGTCAACCTCAAAATCAACGATTGGGTCATCTTCCGGCCGTCTGACGGCTGGGCGATAACCCTTCCGGGCGGCAAGGAAGGCGTTCTGTGCCGCTGCATCGAGGACATCGACGTTCGCGGCAGCGTCGGTAGCCCGGATCAGGTCTGGTAAGGGAGAACATCATGTCAACTGAACCGGAACAGATGGACATTTTGGTCGATGTGACCGAACCCGAGCCGAAAGACGCCGAAATCAGGGTCGAAGCGGCTGATGAGAAGCCTGCAAAGGTCTCGAAGCGCGAAATCGAGCCTGAAGAGGGCTTGGAAACGCTGAAAGAGCGCCTCGAAGCCGAGAGAAAGGCTCGAATCGAGGCCGAAAAGCGTGCTCATGAGTACGCTCAGAACGCTGCGAAGGCGAAAAACGAGGTTCAGGACACCAATCTGACGCTCGTGACCAACGCCATCGAGACGGTGCGCCAGAATTCGGAGATTCTGAAGGCAAACTACCGCGAAGCGATGTCGATCAACGACTATGACTCTGCGGCGCGCATCCAGCAGGAGATGGCGACCAACGCAGCGAAGATGTTGCAGTTGGAGCAGGGCAAGCAGGCCCTCGAAAGCGCGCCGAAAGAGAAAATCCCTGACCGGATGCGTCATTCGGACCCGGTCGAGGACCTCGCATCGCAACTTTCGCCGCGTTCTGCGTCGTGGCTGCGACGCAATCCCCAGTTTGCGACCGACTCGCGCCTGTACCAGAAGATGATCGCAGCGCACAACCTTGCAACGGCTGACGGCATTGCGCCCGACACCGACGAGTATTTCCAGTCGATTGAGGACACGCTCCGCATCAACCGGCGTGCCGAAGTTGAGGCAGACGACCCGTCGTCGGTGGCTGCAAAGCCCACGCAGCGACGCAGTTCGCCGCCTGCGGCTCCGGTTTCGCGCAGCGGCACCGGCACCGGGTCGAAGCCGAACGTCGTGCGGCTGACCTCTGCCGAGCGCGAGATGGCCTCGATGATGGGCATGACCGATCAGGAGTACGCCAAGAACAAGGTCGCTCTCCAGCGTGAAGGCAAACTGAACTAGGAGCGACGATGGACATTCAACGACCCGAAAAGAAGCGCGGCAGGCCGCGCAAGGAGCAAGACATGAAACCTTTGACTGAAGAAGAAGCCGCTGCGATTCCCGCATTCGTACCGAAGCCGATGGATGAATCGACCGAAGACCACCTCGTCCGCCCGGAGCCTCGCAAGAAGATGCGTGAAGAAGACCCCCGCACCCGCGCAGCGCGGCGTACCGCAGAACTCAAGGATCACCTCGGCAGCATGGACGAGGGCACCGACGAGTTCTTCATTGACGCCCGCGAAATCCCTGACGGCTGGACCTACGAGTGGAAGCGCAGGCTGCTGCTCGGCGCTGAAGACCCGGCGTATCAGGTCGCTCTCGCCCGCGCAGGCTGGGAGCCGGTCCCGGCCTACCGGCATCCGAACATGATGCCGACCGGGTACAAGGGCGCGACCATCGAGCGCAAGGGCGCGATCCTGATGGAGCGACCGAAGGAGATCAACGACGAGGCGCGTGCAATTGAACTGCGCCGCGCTCGTGCTCAGGTCCGCCAGAAGGAAGAGCAGTTGAACTCCGCCCCGCAAGGCCAATTTGGCCGCGACAACAAGGGCAATCCGCTGGTCAATGTGAAGCGTTCCTACGAGGCTCTGCCCATCCCTAAAGACTAGGGATTCTCACTTTGAGCCTCATCTTGTGGCCCCTTCGGGGGCCATTTTTTTGCCTTCGCTTGACATAACAGAAAATTTGGGCGTATAAGTGCGCCAATCCCTCCCCGGTGGAGGGCTGACAACTTCCCGGTCTAAATCGCCCCGGCGCGCGATGATGGCCTCCGTAATAGGAGACAAACCGTCATGGCGAACACTTTTGCGCCTTTCGGGTTTTCGCAGTTGAAGGGGACGGGTTCCGCTCCGACCTATGAACAGGTCGTGGGTCAGATCCTCAGTTCCTACACCACGCCGATCTACTTCGGCGACCCGGTGATCACCGTCTCGGGCAACCTCAACGTCGGCAACACGACGACTTGGCCGCTCGCGGGCATCTTCGTCGGCTGCAAGTACCTCTCGACCTCGCAGAAGCGCACGGTCTGGTCCAACTACTGGCCGGGCAGCGACACCGCGTATCCGGGCGAGGCGTACTACGTCAACGACCCGAACGCGCAGTTCCTCGTGCAGTCGGGCAACACCGGCACGGCGATCACTCAGGCCAATGTCGGCTCGATGATCAACTACGCCATCGGCTCCGGCAACGCGGCCAGCGGTCTCAGCGGTGCATACGTCAATCAGGCCACGATCCTTGCGCCCACGGCGTCGGGTTCTGCGGAACTTCCGTTCCGTATCGTCGGCATCGCGACGAACGTGCCTGCGGTCGCGACGGGTTCCGGCGCGGTTCCTTACGATCCGACCGCCGCGAACAACTACGTCGTGGTGGCCTTCAACAGCGTCCAGACCAAGTCGCTTGGCACGGTCTAAGGGGAGTAACTAGAAATGGCCGTTAATCTTTCTGCGATTAAGGACCTTCTGCTCCCCGGACTCCGTGGGGTGGAAGGCAAGTACGAGATGATTCCGTCTCAGTACGACAAGATCTTCACCAAGCATGACTCGAAGATGGCTCTGGAGCGCACCGCTGAGATGCGTTACCTCGGCCTCGCGCAGTTGAAGACCGAAGGTGCTCAGACCTCGTTCGACAACGGTGCTGGCGAGCGGTATGTGTACAACCAAGAGCACAACGAAATCGCTCTTGGCTACGCCATCACCCGCAAGGCCATCGATGACAACCTCTACAAGACGCAGTTTCACCCGTCGAACCTCGGTCTGATCGAATCGTTCCAGCAGACCAAGGAAATCTACGGCGCGAACATCCTCAACACCTCGTCGGTCTACAACCCGGCCATCGGTGGTGACGGTGTCTCGCTCGTCAACGCGAACCACCCGATTGACGGTGGCGTCGTGTCGAACACGCCGAGCGTGCAGGTTGACCTCAACGAGGCCACGCTGCTGAACGCGATGATTTCGATCCGCACGAACTTCCGTGATCAGGCTGGCCTGAAGGTGTTCGCTCGCGGTCGCAAACTCGTCGTTCCGCCGCAGTTGGAGCCGGTTGCGATTCGTCTGACGAAGACGGAACTGCGTCCGGGCACGGCAGACAACGATGTCAACGCAATCCTCACGACCGCAGGCGGCTTGCCGGAAGGCTACATGGTCAACGACTTCTTGACCTCGCCTTACGCTTGGTTCCTGCTCACGAACATTGACGGTCTCTCGTACATGGAGCGCGTCAAGTTCGAGACCGATATGCAAGTCGACTTCGTCACCGACAACCTGCTTGTCAAGGGTTACGAGCGTTACTCCTTCGGCTACTACAACTGGCGTTCGATCTGGGCTTCGCTGCCCACCTCGTAAGGAGAAATCGTAATGAGCAGCACAGTTTTCACTGGGCCTGTCCTTGCGGGTAACGTGTTGCAGAGCGACGGCACCGGCAATCTTGCCGGTGTCGGCGGCTACAACGGAACTCAGAACGTCGGTTTCGTCAGCATGATGCAGGCGAGCGATGTCAACGGCGTGGTCAACGCGCCGATCCCCCAGAGCACGACTGCTTTTGCAACGGGCATCATCATTCCTGCCCAGAGCATCATCACAGACATTTATGTGTATGTGACGACCGCTCTGAATTCCAGTGCGACCGTCAGCATTGGAACTTCCACGGCAGCGAATGAACTTGCGACGGGCATTGCTGGTACGGTCGGTCAGCAGACCGTCCAGCCGGGAAGCCTTGTGTCTGCATGGCTGAATACGTCTTCCACGCAGGACGTTCAGATCTACTGCAAGGCGAGCGCGCAGAGCGGTACGGCCGGTGGCTACATCGTCATCGTCTCGTACATTCAGGCAATCAACGGCTTCACCAACGGTCAGTACACCTGATCTGGGAGTAGGATATGAAAGGTCACAAGGGTCATAAGGGCCGTCACCACAAAGCGACGGGCGGCGTCAACGAAGCGGCTGAAGACTTGAGCCGTAAGAACAAGCGGTACACCTACGACTCGAACGTCGAGGGTGAGGCCGAGGAGCGCAAGCGCGGTGGCCGTGCTCACAAGAAGCACGGGATGATGGCCGATGGTCATCACTCCAAGCACCACGCCGGTCGCAAGCCGCGCAAGTCGGGCGGTCGCGCTGGCGGCTCGAACATGAATCCTCTGTCGAGCGCCCACAAGGGCACTCCGCCGAAGGGTCATACCGTTGAGATGGGGATGGAGTGATCGAAAGATCAATCCTGAATCAAACGGGGGCCTCTGCGCCCCCGTTTTTCCATGAGGAGACGCCATGTCTGGTGCATGGACTCGAAAGGAAGGCAAGTCGCCTTCCGGTGGGCTGAACGAGAAGGGTCGCGCATCGCTGCGCGCTGAAGGCCACCACATCAAGAAGCCGGTGACTGCGGGCGAGGCTGCACACAGCCCCGAAGCCGCACAGCGCCGCGACAATTTCAGGACTCGGATGTGCGGCATGAAGCACAAACTGACTTCTGCAAAAACCGCGCACGATCCGAACAGCCGTATTAACCTTGCTCTCAAGCGTTGGGATGTGAAGTGCTGACATGAGCAAGCCATTCTGGGAAAAGCAGATGCCCGAAGGCCACGAGGTCAAGCATCTGAAGAAGAAGCAACTCAACAAGGCGAAGGCTATGGCTCGCGCTGCTGGCAGGCCGTATCCGAATCTGGTCGATAACGCCGCAGCGGCTCGCAAGTCCAAGGGGCATTGATATGCGTCCAATCACCGTTTCCGTAGCACCTCCCGCCACCGAGTCGTCTTGGGTGCGCTTTGACGACTGGGCTTTCCCGCAAGTCTCGGTTCAGTGCAACCCTTCTGGCGGCGCGAACTACACCGTCCAGCAGACGCTGGACGACCCGAACAGCCCGACCAACCCGGTCGCTGTGGGTAGCGTGACTTGGCTGAACTCGCCCGCTGCGAATCTCGTGGGCGCGACGACCGCCCAGCAGGCCACCCTGAACTCTGCGCCGATCTTTGCCAAGGTGGTGCTCAACAACGCGACCGGATCGGTCACCGCGACGTTCGTTCAGTTCAGCAACAACCCGGCCTAAGAGGTCATCATGGCCGCAGGCACTTACAATCTCTGTATCGATCAGGGGGCGACGTTCAGCCGCGTGTTCTTGTGGACCGTTGGCGGATGCACTTGCGGCACGGGGTACTGCTCGGGCAACTGCGGGTGCAGCAGCGCGTCCTGCTCCGGCGGCACGCCGGTTGATCTGACCGGCTTCACGGCGAACATGCAGATCCGCCAGACGGTGCAGTCTCCGACGATCCTGTATCAGGCCAGCACCTCAAACGGTAATATCGTCCTTGGCGGCACGGCGGGGACGATCACGCTGACGATCCCTGCGAGTGCGACCGCCGGTTTTAGTTGGAATCTTGGGGTGTATGACATGAACCTGACTTCATCGGGAGGCATCGTCACTCGGTTGATCCAAGGCGCAGTCACAGTCTCTCCTGAAGTCACACGATGAGCAGCAACCCCTACGATTGCAATTCCACGGTTACGGTTGTCGCGACGCCTGAAGTCGTCGAGGTCAACGTCTCCGCCGATCCGGTCGTCTGCGAAGTCGCAACGCCCGGCCCGCAGGGCATTCAGGGTCCGACCGGCCCTGTCGGCCCGACCGGCCCGATAGGCCCTACCGGCGCAGCCTCGACGGTCCCCGGCCCGACCGGCCCTACCGGCCCTACCGGCCCTACCGGAGCCACGGGCGCGGCAGGTCCGACCGGCGCGACCGGCGCGACCGGCCCTACGGGCGTCACAGGAGCCACAGGAGCGACCGGGAGCACCGGACCAACCGGAGCCACAGGTGCGACGGGCATCGCCGGTCCTACGGGTCCTACGGGAGCCACAGGCGCTACGGGTGCCACTGGACCGACCGGCGCGACGGGCGCAGCGGGGCTAAATTCCATCGCAATCGGCACGACGACCGTCACGGGCGGTACTTCGGGCCGGGTGCTTTACGACAATGCGGGCGTCGCGGGCGAGTATCCGACCAGCGGCGCAAACAGCGTTGTGCTGCGCGATGCCAACTCCAACGTCAGCGCAAACTCGATTTATATCGGCAGTACGTCGGTTCCGGCCTCCGGCACCACGATCAACATGACGGCCGCATCGACTCCGGCGTACATCGTGACGGGGTCCGGCGGTCAGACCATTGTGCTGCCTGATGCGACCACGCTGCCGATTGGCGCGATCTTCACGTTCAACAACAACCAGTCTAGCGGTGCCATCACGGTCAACGTGTTCGGCGGCGGGTCAACCGTTTCAACGGTCCAGAGCGGGTCGTTTGTTGAAATTGTGCTGCTGTCGAACGGCTCGTCTGCTGGCACATGGGACACGCATTACTTTGCGCCTTCCAACGCATCTTGGTCTACGAATACGCTCTCTTGGCCCGGATCCATTACCGGATCAACGTGGAACGGCAACACGATTGCGGTCAATCGTGGCGGTACTGGCACCACAACGGCTACCGGCACTGCGGGCAGCGTTGTTTTGTCAATTTCGCCGTCGCTGATCACCCCTAATCTTGATACCCCCTCTGCAATCACGCTGACCAACGCAACGGGTCTTCCGCTTACGTCGGGCGTGACCGGCGTACTTCCGGTACTGAATGGCGGCACCGGAACCACAACGGCTACCGGCACTGCGGGCAGCGTTGTTTTGTCAATTTCGCCAACGCTGGTCACGCCGACCTTGGGAGTTGCCACGGGCACCAGCCTTGCGCTGGGCGGCGCGGCGATTGGTACGAACTCGTTGGCTGTGACGGGTTCCGCGCTGTTCAACAACGCAGTGAACATCAAC